TATTTGAACTGATGTTTCCAGCTGCAAACGTAGATACTGCTAGTGTATTAGTTATATTATTATAAGTAAACCCAGCTTGACCGCCAAACGTGCCAGCCTTATTAAACTGAACTTGTGTATTTGAACCACCCGGAACACCATTTCCTCCACCGCCACCGGTTTGTGCAGTCCAACTTAAATTACCCAAACCGTCTGTTTGTAACACATAGCCATTAAGACCACCTGTTATAACAACATCTTGAACTGTAGCTTCTAAAGCTCCAACTGGTCCTGTAACATTCCCGCCGGCTACGTTGTTTGCAATTGCAGCAAAAGCTACTTGACCTGTAACATTACCACCGGCTACTAAATTAGCTGTACCTGCATATTCTACTTGACCGGTGACGTTTGCTCCTGCTACTAAGTTAGCAACTGATGCATAGTGGACTGCACCTGTAACATTGCCACCGGCTACGTTGTTTGCTATAGAGGCATATCCTACTTGACCTGTGACGTTTGCTCCAGCAACTGAATTGGCAACTGATGCATATTGAACTGGTCCAACAACATTTGCTCCTGATACTGAATATGCTACTACAGCAAAATTTACAGGGCCAAATACATTGCTACCAGCAACTCCATTTGCAGTAGTTGCAAATGCTACCCCGCCTGTTACGTTTGCACCAGCAACCGAATTAGCGACTGCTGCATATTCTACTTGACCTGTTATAGACGACCCGGGTATGCTAGCTGTTAGTGTACCGGTTACTGTTAAGTTAGGTACTGTTAGTGCGCCGGTTGATGAATTGAAGGTGAATCCGGATACCCCGCCAAAATTTCCGTTGTTATTAAACTGAACCTGTGTGTTTCCGCCACCTGGACCGGCGCCGCCGTTGCCACCGCCACCCGGAGCCCATTGTAGATTACCTGTTCCGTCAGTTTGTAGATAGTAGCCTAGTGTGCCGCCTGTAATTTTTAAGTTTGCCACATTACCTAAGTTAGCAGCTTTAGTTACATTTATAGTCGAAGTAGTGAAAATACTGTTATTATAATCAAAAGTAAGATTTGCACTGGCGCCTAGCGTACCACTTTGATTAAATTGAATCTGAGTATTAGTGCCGGCCGGGGTACTACTGAATGGTTGCCCATTTCCGTAAAAATAAGCATTAGCGAAAAATCTATTTGCGCTGACGTTTCCTGACAGTGCAACTACGTTAGTGACTACATTACCGTTGGCTGCTACAACTGGTACTGGAGGAATTCCTACTGTTAAGCCACCTACCGCATTAAATGGATCTGAAATCATTAATATTTCCCCGTATTATGTATTTATCGGATCATATAAAAATGGGCTCCCCAATTAAAGAACCAAAAAAATCTTTAATAAATATAGAAATATGCTTACAAAACAACCTCACAGACCATTTTGCATTAATTGCAAGACTACCTTAGCCAAAGCTAATGGTATAAGTAAGCATGGATTTAAGAAATGGCACAAGTATTGCACCGAATGTGCTAAAACACTGTATAATCCTGCATTCAAATATCTACAGCATAAGAGAAGCCGTTGTGATACTTGCGGATTTGTAGCCGCAGATAAATGTCAATTAGACATTGTGTATAAAGACAATAATAAGGATAATAAATCGATATCTAATATAAAAACCGTGTGTGCTAACTGTAATCGATTGCGTAAAAAGCAGTTAAAACAAAAAACTATATTAGATATTACCGTAGACGCTGATGTTACTATTGGGTAGCAGTTTCATTGATGATTGCAGTAGAAGTCTCTTTGTCAATAGTTAGGTAGCCGTAGCAGCAAATATTGTAGTCATCCGAACTATCACCAGATGATTCACTGTATGAAGGGACATTCATTTTTACATTCTTAAAGATGTATTCTTTATCATTTTCAAACACTCTCCAAACATGATTTTTCGAACCTCGATTTGGTTGACCGCGACTTTTGTTGAATCTAATTAGATATTTGTTCATACTGTTGCACTATTATCTACTGCTACTGATTGTAATTTATGAATAAGCCCAATATTAAAGTGTATAAACTTCGACGGTGAATCAGCGCCATTTTTAGTAAAGGCATGCGGCAACCAAGAATTGGCAAATAGCATCATGCCGGGTTCTGGTTTGAAATTGACAGCGATACTTGCCGTAGTTGCTCTACTCATATCTCGCTCTATAATATTGGCATATTTTTTAGCAGGTCTAGGATCGTGAAATACCGGAATAGAACCATTTTTAGGGCATTCTAAGAAATAGAATCCAGATATTTGATTACCCAATCCATGTATATGCTCGTCTTGTCCTGAGTGTTTTTCATGTTCTTGACACCACAACTCATTCATTATTGTAGCAATAGAATCCATATTATAGCCTTGATGATTTAAAATTCCCCAAGCCTTGTCTAAAATGAATTTATTAAAGTCTGCCAGTCTAGGATCATTCATGAAATTATCTGACATATAGACAGGATAAATCTCATTTAGTGCTACTTGTTTTTTTACTTTAGCAAGATATTCGTCTGCCACGGCAGAGACTGTTTCTAAAAATTCTGCGTTCTGTATTTGATAAATTGCCGAAGTAAAATAATGAAATTCTTGCAATTGCGGTTCGGTTGATTCTGCCGGCTCGTCGCCGATTATTTCTGCCATATATATGTCCTTTAAGATCAGATATTAAGTATATATGAATTTAACTGTTTAGTCAAATATTCTATATATGTTTATCGCCCAATTAATGATTACTCTGGTGGGAGTTCCCAAAGCCAAGTTGATGTGTTTAATATATAACTTGGGTCTGGCTGGGGTGCATAGAATACATCATTAACAGGATCGTATGTGTATCCTATACCGGCATAATTACCTCGTAACGCTACTCCGCCACCGCCGCCCGCAGCAACAAGATATGATACTGTTACAGGTTACGGTCCAGGTGAAAAGGTAATATAACTAGGACTAATCGGTGATGATGAGATAAAGGGTGGAGAGTTGACTGGTGTTACTGTTAAATTATTTGTACTGCTGTCGGTCAAATATGCAGAAGAAGAAAGCACATCTAGTAATACTGCTGTTTGCGTACCGGTAATGGCTGCGCTTGGATTACCGTTAACATTGGCACTTTGTGTAGCAGTTAATGGGCTAGTTGGCGTAGTGAAGTTACTGGTGTAAACTGCGACACCATTTACAACACGATAGTTAGTAATATATCCGTTAAACCAAGCACTGTTCGCCTCGCCCAAGTAGTAAAAAACTCCGATTACATTCGGCGTAAAATTAGGGACATTTCCTGTATAAGTTGCACTTGATATACCGTTAATATAAAGAGTATTGGTAGTGCCATTTTTTACCCAAGCGAGATGTGTCCATTTATTCGCAACAGGATATGTGCCAGCGCCTACATTTTGAAATACTTGTGTTCCATTATCATAAACAGAAATTCCAGATGGCGCGCTGCCACTTCCATTCTCGTTTAATCTGAATATTTGTAAATTGCTATCCCCGGAGCCTGATATCGAAGTTTCATCACTATAGTTAAGTGGATATACCCAAGCTTCTATAGTAAAAGTGCCTGTTCCTGTAATTGTTGAGATAGCAGAAATATCTAGCTCTTGAGTAGAGCCATTAAAACTAACAGCACCGCCGTTAAAAAAATTAGTAGTTATCGGTGACAATGAGGTAAAAGTTGGAGAACTGACTGGTGTTACTGTAAAATTATTTGTACTTCCATCTGTTAAATATGCAGAAGAAGAAAGCACATTTAATAATAAGTTAGTTTTTGTACCGGTAATAGCTGCACTTGGATTACCATTAAGATTGGCACTTTGTGTAATAGTTAATGGACTAGTTGGTGGAGTGAAGTTACTGGTGTAAACAGCAGTACCAGCGACATATCTAAGATTTGTTATATAGCCAGAAAAGAATCTTGATGTTCCACTATTGTCCCATCGTCTCCCAATTAAAAATGGAGATGTTCCGGCAGTTGTAGTCCAGCTAGTTGTGAGTGTTGCGATAGAAGAACCATTAACGTACAATGTCAATACAGTTCCACTAAAAACAGCAGCTACATGACTCCAAGTATTTAACGTCAAGGTTACGCCAGAATTTGTACCAACCCATGCTGATCCACTATAATATCCGAAATTTATCGTTGAGTTGTCTCCTTGAAATCCACCCAATGCAAAAGGAATAACACTGGGAGCATACGTTCCAGTAAAAATTGCTCCACCATTATAGTTTGCTGTAGGATAAACCCAAACTTCCCAAGTAAATGGTGTTGTTGAAGTAGCGTTGGTAAAAGTCGCAGGGACAGTTAAATTTTGAGTTGTACCATTAAAACTAACGGCGCCGCCGATTGTAGCCGGACTAAATGTTACCCCACCAGTTACTGTTATTGTCATAGTTGTGTATTTATACTGTTATTCGCTAGCGCAAATCAAATACAATAATTTCTGTCTGATTTGAGTTGATTAGTGTGATACTAGTTTCTTTGCTAAAACTTAACCCATCACCTTCAATCAAGTCTATATTATTAATAGTTGCAGTTCCATTTACTACATAAAGATAATACTGTCGGTTGATATCTAATGGGTATGAGAAATCTTCTGTAAAAATTCCTGCTAACAATCTAGCATCTTGTTTGATGGGCAATTTTTCTGTGATATTACAAAACTTGTTTAATTTATCTTCGCGGGCAAACTGATACCAATCGTGTCTTGGTTCTGTATCAAACTCATTTGGTCTAATCCATAATTGTAAATAACGATTTGGTATATTAGTAGTGTTACCTTCAGTATGGCTTATACCACTACCCGCACTCATTCGCTGAACTGCACCAGCCGGCACTTCTACATCATTACCCAAACTATCTACATGGTGGCTGCTACCTTCTATAACATAACCAAAAATTTCCATGTTTTTGTGTTCATGCCATGGCACTTGCCAAGCATAGTGTACACGATCATCATTGATCGTCTGCAAGTCGCTAAAATTCATATAGCGACTATCGTAATAGCTAGGGAAGCTAAAAGTTCTATAGCTATTAATAAAATCTGCTCTAGGGTTTCCTCTAGTATTAGCAGAGCGCAGTGTTATCATTTAGCACCAGTTATTAGCATAGATTATTGGAGTTTACAGTAAATCAACTAAGCCCAAATCTTGCCTTGTTAGCATTCCAACTAGCAGCAACTATTCTGGCATTTATTGCACCATCATATATTTTGATAATGGCTAATTTGCCACCCCAAAACTCTGTATAATCCCATCGCTTCATTAAATTAATGCCGCCGTTACTAGATAGCGGTAACGCCGAACCCAATGCGGATTCAACTAATATATTATTCACATAAAGTTTAGAAGATTGTCCGTCATATGTACCTACAAGCTGATACCAATTTTCAGTAGTTAATACATACCCAGCTGGTGTTTGTGTCCATCCGCCGCGATAAAATCCTGATTGTAAATTTGGGCTGTTGTCATTCAAGCTACCCAAAGCATAGTTGATACTGCTGGTTGTGCCAGGAAATACTTCAGTAACAATACAGGGACTTCCTCCTACATTAGTGCCATCATAATAATGCCATGCTTCAACTGTCCAAGTATTCAATGTAGATAAACTTGTTGAACATTGCGCGTATTGACTTGATGCCGAAACAAATACCATACTACCACCATTACTGCTATCGTATGTTACACCGTTATATAATCCAAACGGAAGATTATTTACACTATCAAACCATACTCCACTACTGGTAAATGAATAGAATTGTCCACTTACAAATGTCCCTCCAGTGATAGTAATTATAGGACTATCATCTCCTGGATTGGTCATATTAGTAACCACTGATCCTGGAAACTGTGTACAAGACCAAGTACCGGTAGTCCAACTAGCAAACATTTCGTCCCAGTTACCGCCTCTGTTTAGTACTCTGAAAGTAGTCATTGATGATCCGCTACTATATGATTGGGCGCTTGTGGTTGTAAGAGTAGTATATGTAGAAGCATCAAGACTTAGTTTTAATACTGGAGGGATACCAAGTTCTATCCCGGCGCCCATACTAACACCTCCTCCTAATTGTACTCCGTATGCGCTCATTTGGTATCCTTATTTAATTTTAGCACCAACTGTTTGCCTGAGCATCAGTTTCTGGTGTATATAATGTAAATGTAGCCGGCAAGTTAAACGTACCAAGCAGTGTAGTTGGTCCCGGGGAACCATCGAATGGATTTACCCCTGGTGTTTGATATGCTGTATTAGTGGGATCAATCGTGCCTATCTGTAGGTAACAATAATTAGCATCGGTATAATAAAAAGTTACGTAGGCTAGTCCATTAATAACAGTACTGCCTGCCTGCCAAATTACATTAAAAACTCTAGTTGCACTGTCTGTTAAACTCCATCCATAACTGTTATAATAATTTACTAATGACTCACTAAATGCAGAGTTTCCTCCACTGGTAGCACTAAGAATTGGAGTATAAACTGCATGTGTTGGACCATACCCAGTGGCCCCAGCCGTAACTGTAAATGATGTACTACCCGTAACAGTGAGTTGATTATTATTAGATGCAGTAGTAAAATCATTTGGATTTAATGTAAAACTAAGATAGCCTACATTAGTTGTAGGGAATTGTTTAATATCGCCAGGCCATACAATACGTACTGCACCACCACCGCCATTTCCGCCTAAACCACCACCGCTGTTATCACCACCTGCACCACCTGCACCAACTTGAATTGTATATGAACACCCTGGATTAACAGGGTAATTATTTATCCAACCTAATGCACCACCGCCACCGCCACAATAGTAATCATATGATCCGCCACCGCCACCAAATGTGCCACCAAATCCGCCATTGGTACCGCATACATCTTGACCATTTGAGCCGCCGCAGAATGCATCAGTACTTCCGCCGCCACCGCCTGTGCCAACTCTACTGCAAGCAAAATCAACAGCTAATCCAGCCTGACCGTTTGCGCCTTGCCCTAATATGCCAACTCCTCCGCCACCACCGCCGGTGTTGCAAAAAACTCCTCCCCCACCGCCACCGCCACCACCCGACCCTGGGGTAGATGTCTGTGAGAAGTTCGAGGTTCCTTGTCCGCCTGGTCCTGTGTATCCGCCGGCACCGCCACCGCCCATTGAACAGCAGGCACCACAAGGCACCCCGCCCATACCGCCGCCATTACCTACATATGTAGCCGGGGCTTTGCCGCCAACAGATTGACCACCGTTGCCACCATAACCTATTACAGGGTGAGATATACAAGCAGTTGGATTACAGAAATAACTTTCACCGCCATCACCACCGCCAGCTAAACCACACCCGGCGGAGCCGCCTCCGCCACCACCTATTGCAACTACAGATATAGAAGTAACACAAGGGGGTGCTGTCCAAGTATATGTACCTGAATTATAATAAATCGCACATCCACCAACTATTTGATTTCGTATTCCGCCTAAACCAATACCACCTGTTATTGTGATGCCTGGTCCTGTTATTGTTATTCCTGTCATGTTTTATCCTTGTTTATTTTAGCACTTAGTTATTAGTTATTAGCACCATTGATTTGTGTTAACGATATTTGGTGTGATTACGGTAAATATAGCAGGTAAGTTCCAAGTTCCTGCTAATGTGTAAATTGGACCGTTAAAGTAATTAGTTCCAGAAGTTTGCCAGATAGGATTAGTAGTATCAACAACACCCATATTTAAATATGTGTCATTGTTGCCGTTGTCATAAAAACGCATAATAACTACACCAGATGCAAGTGTACTACCGGCTCCCCAAGTAACATTGAACATATAAGAATTGATAGTGGGATTCAATCCATTAGTAGCCCAGTACGCACGAATCTCAGCAAGTTTGACAGGACTACCACCGTTGTTCAAACTTAAACTAGGAGTCCAAACTGCTTCTCCTGGTCCACTTTGGCCAGTAGTAGTAAATCCTATATTACCGTTAGCAGATATATAGGTGCCCGCATAAGAATAATTAAAGTCTGATGATGCTAATGTGAAGGATGCTGGTCCTGAAGCAATAGTGATATTGCCGCCTATACTAATTCCACCTTCTATTGTTATTCCCATAGCTAGTGTTCCTATTATATTGTATTTAGTAGTTTACAATTATTACCGTGCCAACGCTTGTGCATTCCAACACTTACGGTTTTTCCGCAATGTTGGCAAGTTACTTTTTGCTGTGATGGGTGTCTACCTTCTGCCAATCGCTTTAGATTAGCATCTGCGCCCAAAAAATTATGTGTACCTTCTTTGACTCTTTTGTTATTCAAGTCGGAACCCAAAAAGTTATGCTTGCCTTCTGCTACTAACTTCTTATTCAATTTACCTTGATAGTTAGGACTCTTACCATTTTGCCAATGATGTGTACCCTTCTCGGCATTTACAGTTGATGGGTTATTTGTAATGGAGTTGTGTGTTCCTCGTTCATATGCAAGCTTAGCGTTTCTACCGTCTAAGTTAGGGTGATTAGTTACCCAAGGATGTGAACCAAAAGAAAATGCTTCTATTTGCCTGTCACTTGCGTTTTTTCTTGCCCCTGCATCTTTTCTCATATAATGATTATCACCTGCTATCTTTGCTGCTACTTTAGGATTAAGCATGGGATTGTTTTTTCCAGGGCTGAATCCAACAGGATTAATATTTTGGTTCATGCAGTTAGGCTTTCCGTAATGTTCAGTTAGGTATTCGCCTTCTCGTTGTTTCAATGTCTCAAAGTCATCTACAAACTCTAATATTTCACGGGTCAATGTTTCTTTGTTTTTAATCTGAGAAACCCATTTACCTGAACCAACATACCCGTCATCTAAGTTTTCTGTGCTATGCCTACCTATGTAGTACTTGCCATTAGTGTGAGTGGTTTTGTAAATAAAGTGTTTCATACAGTTATTTATCATAGTCTGCTGCATTTATAAATTTTAGTTAAAAGAAAAGGGACCGAAGTCCCCTTTCTCTGTTCCAACATTTGATTTCTCAAATGAGAATGATTCTCATTGAAAAGTCAAATTTTGCACGGCTATTTCACCAACGTAATCCGCGGCATTCCCGAAACTGCTAGCGGTGTTAGTAAGCTCAATGTAGCCATATCTCGTCATGAACGAAACGACTGGCTCGAATGTCGACGGATCTAATACAACGCCGCTGCTCATTAATGGAATATATGGGCAGTAGAACGCGGCTGCGTCAGTCTCAGATGAACCCTTGTAACCAACCAATACAGGCTGGGTGTCAGGTGAATATGAGTTAACGAATACGCGCATTGCACCGTTTAAAGTACCAACAAACTTAGTGTTAGTTGGGGCTTCAAATGTGCCTTCTGTTGTACGAGCAAATGCCGAAGTTGTTGCAGACTGAAGAACAGTCAACGAAGCAGGTGAAACAACTGCCCAGTTGCCAGCACCACGACGAGTGCGCTGTGCAATCAAGTTAGCAACGCGATTGATAAGAACAGCAAGAGCAGCGTGTTCGTCACCAACGTATGTAGCAGTACCTGATACTGTAGCTTGGTTGAATGTATACTCAGTTGTTGCCAATGTTGACAAGCTGAGTAAGATTTCCTGATCGATTTCAGCAGTGATTTCTTGAGCAAGAGCAGCCATAATTTCTGCTTCTACATCGATACCGTGCTGTGACTGTGCATCCTGTGCAGCTTCAAAAGTCCAACGAGCTTGGAGCTTGCGTGACTTGGCTTCAACAGCCTGACGAAGGATCTGTACAGAAATCTGCTTACCACCGTTACCTTCTAGAGTTGCTGTATCAGCACCTGTGTAGAAGTTAGTCGATGTTGTGCCTGACTGTACACGCGAGTATGCCTGTGCAATCAAGAATGGGCTAAGGGCTTCTTGACCAGCTTGTACACTTGTTTGTGCTGCTGAGTTATCAGTCAATGACTGAGCATAGCGTACACGTAAAGTGTGAATCTGACCAACAGGTCCTGTCATTGGCTGAACGCCAACCAATTCATTTGCAATAACAGTTGGCATTACACGACGAATTACTGGAAGAATAACGCGATTTAATGTTGCGATATTACCAGCAGTTGTTGTGCCAGCTGACGATTCAGCGAGCAACTGCTTGCGGGTGTTTTCTAAGATTACACCCATTGTTGAACGACGATTTCCCTTCAAGCCTTCTAACAGGGCCTCTCTGGTCTCGTCCCAACGGCTTTCTAAGAGTACTTTTGACATTTTTAATTTCTCCTAATCTATGTCTAAATTAAAGCCCTGCCAGGCGTCTAATGTCGATTACGTTATCACGATCTTCAACATCTACTTCTGTCTTGGCAGTTTTGTTACCAGTAACTTCTCTTACACTTTCATTAATTGCAACTTTTTTAGTAGTTGATTTTTCTGAGCCTGTATTAAGTACTGCTGGTAAATACTTGTCGAATGCGGCCTGCAACTTAGTTGTCTGCACGCTTTCTAGCAAGGATTGCATTACTTGAGCCTTTTCTTTGTTTAAAGTTTTGAGCAAATCGCTCATAACTTGTCCACGCTGATTTGATTCTTTAATAATACGAACCTCACGATCCTTTGATTCTACTAACTTGGTAGCTTCCGCTGCCTTGCTTGTAGCTTCAGCTAATTGCTGATCTTTTTGTTCTAGTGCTGATAAAAGCTTGCGAGTTTCTGCATTCTTATCTAAGTAAGTTACAGAGTATTCACTTGCAAAAGCTTCAAACAGTCTACGACCAAAATTGTTTTCTTTAGCTGATTTGATATCTTCTTTGAGTTGTGAAATTTCACCCTTAAGATGAGATGTGACTGCTGTATTGATTCTCTTTGCGCTCTCACTAACAAATTTGTTCTTGAGTGCATTAAGTTGAATTTGGCCTTCAGCAACCAACTTAACTTTGGTCTCGACAACTGCTTTCTTGTCTTGCGAGAATTCTTTAATTTCTTTAGCAAGGGCATGAACAACAAATTGCTCAAGCTTCTTTTGATTCTCTAGTGCGATCTGACGATCTGCGCGTAATTCTTTAATTTCTTCGGCTAATTTTGTAACCATAAAATTATTGAACTTTGCTGCATTTTCTCTGAGTTTCATCTTTGCTTGTACGCGATCTTCGTTAAGAGCCTTCTTTTCTTCATGAAATTCTTCAATTTCACTACGGAGGCTTTCGGTTACCATCTTATCTAGGGCTTCTACCATCACAATTCTATCGTGTTCATAGCGTTGTGCAAACTCTTCGCGGAGTTCAGACCGCACTTGATCACGGGCTTCTGTCAACTTGGACTCCCAAACTTTGTTAAGTTCTTGTCCAACATCTTCGTTGATTAAGCCACTGTCGAGCAATGGTTTGATAGCATCTAGCATATCTAGTTCCTCTATTTAATTTTTAATTCCTTGATAAGACGAGTTACCTCATCCTTCAAGTATTTCTGTACCTTTCTGTCGCCGCTAACTTCCTTAGCAACTTCTAGTATTTTATGACCGTGCTTCATGTTCATGAGGCCTTCATAAATTGCTTTTGGGTATGCGTTTGGTGCGCTTGGCTGCGCGACAATATCAACAGTGATTATTTCAAAATCACTTACACGGCCATCCCTGTCGTCTACGTTACCGCTACCACGACTGGATACGCCAAGTTTAACACCACTCTCCAACATTGTTTTTACTAATTGACCCATTGGAGTTGGTAGAATTTTTAATTTTCCGAAACCGTTTGGCCCGTCCATCCACATATTAGTAATCATATGTGATACACGGTCCAAGTTAATCTTTAAATCATCTGGATGGTCTACTTCACCTAATACTGAATGACCTTCTGTGATTTGCTCGTTTAATGTTTTTACGGCATTTTCAATTTCAGTGACGGGGTAAACACGCTCGTTTGCGTTCTTTACCCCACCCTGAATGAAGATACCCTTCATATATAGGTTCTTCTGATCACCTTGAGTTACGCTTTCGACCTGCATTTCTGCACGGTCGAAAGATAACTGTTCCTTGAGATACAAAGCCATTTGTTCTCAGTTCCTTACTTAGCTACTGGGCTTCTTTTGCCAGTTGCTCCATCTTTGGTGACAGGCTTAGGAGTTGAATCTCCCTTTTCTGTGAAGTTATTCTTGCCTGGAGTGTTCTTGAACTTGCCTGCTCCCGGTAGATCGCCTTCACCCTTTGCACCGTAGTTGCTTGGACTCTTAGGACCAGTTGGTACTGCTTCAGCATCACCAGAGAATTTTACTGGCTTACTTGCCATACCGCGCTGTCCTGAATTAGCAGCATATGTGCTTTTGCTCTGTGAGCCATTGTCACCGTGCTTTGGGGCTGGCACGCGAGGTAGATTGATATTTTCCATTACAGATTCTTCTTCTTCCTCTTCTTCATCGTCCATGTCCTCTTCATCGTCCATGTCCTCTTCATCATCTTCTTCGTCATGGTCTTTTTCCATGTCGTGAGTCATATCATGACCGGCTTCTTCAGCTTCGTCATCAAACTCTGCATCTTCTTCATCATGTTCTTTGTGTTCGTCGCCCATGATTTCTTCAAATTCTGCCATAAGCTCGTCTAATTTATCTTCAATACGAACTACGCGATCTTCGATTTCTTCGTGTTCAGACGCTTCATCATGACCCAAATCTGCATCTTCGGTCATGCCTGATTCTTCAGCATTAATTTCATCAAGTAGATCACCTACTTGTCCGCCCATGCCTTCGTCCATGTCATCTTCCATCATATCTTCGTCCATATCTTCTTCCATGCCCATCATTTCTTCGTCCATGATGTTTTCATAGATTTGGCGTGACTTTTCTACAACGATTTCGTGAAATAATTCGCTTGCTCTTTCTTCATTTTCATTAATGATTAAATCAATAAGTTGCTCAAATTTTTTATTGTCCATTGTTGTTCTCCTGATTGAAATGGCTTTGTGTATCATTACTTATGCGTATATTAAAAAAACCGTCTAATAACGATGTATTTTTTGCGTTTTTGAGCAAGATATAAAGAAAAAGGGGCATTTGCCCCTTTTTATACCAGCATCATTATTCAGCAATGTTATTTGCTGATCTTACTCTTAATCCAAGCGCCAATCTTAGGTACTAAAACTACTAATACTGCGCCAGCTACGGCTCCTGTTAAAAAGTCAACTGTTAGTCCAAACATGTAGATTCTCCTTGTTATAACACTACGGATTGCCGAAGTGCTAATAATATTTACTAGGACTAAGCCTTTATAAAGTACATAGTGAATTATTTTGAGATTGTTAGACTAAACAGTGGGACCAGCAGCAGCTTTAGCACCGTATTGATCACGAACTTTAGTTAGATAGGTTTTCTTCTCATAATTCCTAACATCTAACATGCGTCTTAGTTTGCGAATTTGTCTTAACGTAAGTTTAGTTTTTCTAGATGTACGCCATACAGGTTTACTGTTGTCAGAATTGACATCTTGAAATCCAGCTACTGGTGGGTCAAACATTTCTATAAGGTTCATATAATTATTTATCTGTTATCCAACTGATCCGGGCGTAGCTATACCACTAGCCGCCGCTGCACCTTGTGCACCTGCTGCTGCCCCTGCCATATTAGGTGGTGCAGTGCTTACAGGGCCTACAATGCTTTCTGGACTTGCTCCTTCTTCAGACGGGGCTTCCATTTGGTCTGCTGTGTCTTGATCTGCTTGCATATCCCCAATCGAAACTCCAATACTTCTAAGATCGCTGCCTTTGGGTCTATCAAGCTCATCTTTTTGATTCTCTTCACGCCACAATTTTTCATTCTTAGCGATTTCTTCTTCGCTTAAACCCAAGAATCTTTCCATTGCAAAACGCTTAGAAATATAGGGGAATTGATCCATTGTTTGGTATACACTAACTCTATCTTTGTCTAATTCACTTTGTCTATACGATGCAAAGTTTTGTGGTGGATTAAATGTAAGTTGAAATAACCCAGAATCAATATTAAAGCCTCTCCAACGTAAGAATAATTTAAACTCTTCATCTAATTTAAGAGACATGTAATTCTGCAACCGCTCACAGTATTGATTAAATCTAAACTCTTGTATCATTGCGGTGCCAACTCTACCGTCATTCATTGGAGTACTATTGTCGTCTGGGCCAGTTGGCAAATATGAACTTGGAACCCGCAAACCTCTAGCCAATCTGTTGTTAAAGTACTTTAAGTCATCAATTTCACCAAGATTTTGACCGCCAGGCAATAATTCAACACTGCTACCCTTACCTTCTGAGGTAACAGGGAAGAAGTAATCTTCGTTCATTGAGTTTTTGACAAATATACCTGAATCAATTGCAAATGTATGATAATCGTGCCAGCGGTGTAATCCATCTATAGTAATAGTACCAGTATCACGATTATCTACCTTTTCAATCTTCACGATGCGATGATTAAAATTGCTGACTTCTTTTACAAAATGCTTCCAATTTGTATAACCAAATTTAGTTAGCAATCTATCCATTTTGCTATAACCAAATTTAGTAAAGTCAATCTTACATTGTGCGTTTTTATAGTCTAAAGGTGTAGCATTAGCTTTTCTTACCATATTAAGTAATGATTCATCGCTATCACAATGCTTCAATGCTTTGTTCTTGTTATGACCTTTTTCTTTGACTATCTCGGTAACTCGCTGAAGCATATTGAACGTTAGATTCAATGGTTGATTCTTTATCTTTACTCTATGATCACAATTTTTCTTAACCTGCATTAATGCATTTGGATTTTCGTTAAAATATGCCTTTCTTGCTTCTTGCATTTTGGTTTTATAACTAGCAGCGGTTACTGAATCATTCTTTCTCAGCCAAACTGCCTTCTGTTGCGCTGCTCTGATATTCCAAATACCGGCAAGACGTTCTTTTTCTGACATATTCTTCCAATTTTCTTTTAGAGTGGAAGATATCTTCGCAGTCATCTGATCCCGATAATCATCTGTCATCGTTTCCCAAAATTCTTTTTTTTGCGCTGCATGATAAAGAATATGATCTGCTTTATTCATATAGACTAGATTGCGAGGATCATTGTTAAATCTATCATAATCGTTGTGATGTATGACTGTGCGTGGATCAAGCGCATACTCGGTAAGATAATTAAATTCTTGATGCTTTCCTAGCTCTCTAAAGAATTCCCCAACCATTCTGTGTGTCCATACCCACTTTTTATCTTCGTGGTCCCATATTTGTTCATAATCATTGCCATTATTTGAAATCTTTTCTTTCTTAGTATTGAATGCGATTAGACTATCCTGTTCTGTAAGATGCTGCGCTTCAACAAAACCTTTTCCAAATACTGGTATTTTGTGGTCCGGTGTGCAAACTAATGTTTTACCATTATCAAATGTTAGTTTGATAACTTCAGTATTCTTTCTTGTAATGCCGGCCCAATTGATTATACCCGGAACTACTTTTCCCGTCTCAGGATTGCAGCTATAAGCCCAATTTTCTTTGCCAGATTCAAATTCAGCAATAATGTCTTTTAATGCTAAAGTTCTACCGTCTAATAAGGGAATCTTAGTTTCCAAATCTAAACATAATGGATTATAGCTAGCATC